ATCGCTGTAACGCGATAAAACCCTTGGACACCTTATGTTGCAAAACCCTCGGACGGGTCAGGTTTAGGTTGGTTCGGTGGTCGGATCGCAGGACGGGACTACAATTTCGACGTCCGCGCCATTCGTGCTCAAGCCGTCCTTGTGAGACCACCTGGCGAATTCAACTCCCTCGCAATTCTTGAAGATCAAGGCCGCATTTTTTCCGTTTCCATGGATGCGGACGAACTCGTCCTCGTTCGTGATTCGGATCTCCTTCTCATCCGCCCCAGCGCCTTGTAACAGCGATTTGAACTTCGCCTTTTGAGCGCAGATATCCTCGCCGGGATCTTCCTCCGCCTTGTCGATGAGCACCCTCGCGCCAGTGCCCGCCGTGCCCTCGCCGCCCCCTCCGACATTCTCCCCGGCCCACTCCACCTTGAGCACGTCGCCGTCTTCTGCGATCTCGCTCGCCCAGCATCCTTTGATCGTCCGGAAACGATAAACTCCCGCCTGCTCGGCGTGCTCTTTGAAGACTCTCTGCTGGCCTCCGACATTCTCCCCGGTCCACAAAAACGGAGTCAGCTCGATGTCGCTTTCGCGCCAGATTTTCAGCTCGATCTCCCCATCATCCAGGTCGAAATACAAGATGCGGATCAAGTCAAACTCGCTCTCGTGGCCGCTATCGACCGGGTCTTCGGGCTGGTAATGATCCGAGTCCTCGCCCTGGTCATCTGCGACCAGCTGCACCGGCGGAACAATAAGCCCCGCCTCGTTGCGATTGACCTTGCAATAAACCCCCTGCCCATCGGCCACGGTCAGCTTCGGGAGGTCTCCATTTGAATCCTCTTCGTCCATCGGAGTGCCGTCGATTTCCGGCACGAAATAGTCGTATCCATCGCCCGAATTCGCGGCCTGTTTCGGGTTCGCAATGATCACTCTTCCAGGCTCGAAAGTCAGGTCGAAATCATCGCCGTTTTTCTCGGCGGTTTTCAGCGCAAAAGGCGGGTATTCCGATGGGGGGAAAATCACCTTGAACATCCGCCCCAGGCCCGTGTCGGTTTCCTTCAATCCGGCCCCAGGCAATGCTCGATCCGCCTCGATCTGCTTCTTCCAGTCCAGCATCGTTTCGCCCTTGATCAGGTAGCGCTTTCCGGCCTGGAAATCGCCGGGGAGATCGAGCTTATTGTCGGCCATTACGTGCGAGGGGAATAGGACCGAATGTACTGGTACCGGTCATCGACAAACGCCAGATTCGTGCCTGCCAAACGAGTCGTTTTCGACGCCATCAGAACCCACCCGTTCGGGTAGTGATACGTGAACTTCGCCAAGCTGGTCCAGACACTCGCCGCGACCGATGGCGCAGACGTCGGAACCTTAGCCGTCCCGACCTCATCTGTCGGCGCGGAAGAGATGCTCGGGGTGACATATCGCACGGACGCCGTCGGCGTATTTTCGTGCGTCGAAACGGACTCGAAATAGCCATCCGGCGTCACGATATTCGTCCCCTGCTGCTGGTCCGCCGCGCCATCGTAATTCACCACCACCGGCTTGGTCGAAACCATCCCCAGAAGCGTGACTGAGAAGGTGTAAAGGTTCGCTCCCAGCGGCTTGAAATTATTGACCGCCTGGACATACAAATGCCGCGCATCCGGCTTGTCGCCGGTGTCGAATAAATTGACTGCCACCCAGCTGATATCGATCTCCGTTTCCGAGAGCAGAGCATACCGCTGCGTGACCGTGTCCCAGCCGTCCGCCTGCGTCGATCCGACCTCTTCCAGCAGGGTCGGCGTGGTCTTGTCGATGTCGAGATCCGAGATGATAATCGGGCTCGTGAAACGTGTGGAAAATGACATCAGGCCGTCGCTAAATTTTCGAATTTCTCCTCAATACTCTTCACCACGGTCAGCATCGCTCTCGATGCCTCGATCTGTGGATCTTTCCCGGCAGGTTTGCGCCCCTGGGCGGGGTTCGCGCCCCCGGCCAAAGCGACCAATCTTTCCCGCGCATCGGCTAGGCTCAAATCGTTCTTATTCGCGAATTCCCGCACGGCCCGGCGGCCTCCCAGAGACTCCGCGATGAAGCGGTTGAATGACTTCCCTTGGCGGTTGTCCGGGTTCGCAAATTTCTTCGCCAGCGTCTCCGCAGCTGAGAAAATGGCACCCCCGCCGAGAGGCTTATCCAGGCCCGGCTTATCGACCGGGCGGGCCAGCGCCGCCGTGTTTCGGTTCAGCGCAGAAATCTGTTGATCGATCTTCGTTTTTTCGACCTTCTTCGCCCCGTTCACCGCCTCAATCGCGGCCTTCAATCCCTCCGCCTCATTCGAGCCGGTCTCGGTCAATTCCTTCGGCAAAAATGAACTCGGGTCCAGAATCCGGCCTGCCGAGTTCGGATTCAATTCCTTCGCCATTTTCTCCCAGCGAGCCAATGCAGGCCCGCCGTCGATCAGTGCTTCATCCGTCGATTTCTTCCAGGCTGCCGAGCCATCCGACATCGCCGCCGAGAAGCCATCGGTGAAGTCTTGGAGTTCTTTCCCCAGGTCGGCATACGCCAATTCCTGCCCCGCGATATTGAACTCGATTTGTGCCGCCCGGCCCTTCGAATCCGCCAGGCCAAACAGTGACTCGCTCGCGCTATCGCCGCCCGGCAACGCCTTCACGATCGCCGCCGCTGCCAGCACTCCGCCTTGCTGAATCTTCAAGCCTGCCGCCGTGAAAATCCGGCTCACCACTTGAATCAGCGAGGTATTGAAAAGGAGGCCGCCCGCTTCGCTGAAAATCTTCGGAATCGTTGCCCCCAGGAATGCCACCGCGCCTCGAAAACCTCCCGAGACCAGGTTGATGAAATTGATTCCCGCCACTTGCAGCGAGGTGCCAATCAGCCCGCCAATCTGCCCTTGCGAACCCGCCTCTTTGAAAAGCTCGATGATCCCTTGCAGCTGAATTCCGAACAACTTCGACCGCTCAATCGCGCCCGTCAAAACCGGTTTGAACGCATCATTCAGCGGCTGGCCGATGACCAGGAAAATCTCGTTCGCCGAGTCCTTCAACGTGGACATCAGGCCGTTCGTCGTCGCGCTCTGCGCCTTCATCATTTGGAAGAACTTCCCGCCTTCCGAGGTCAGATTGATGAAGGATTGTTCCAGGAGCGGGAAGGTGATTTTCCCTTCGCTCGCCAGCTTCTTCACTTCGCTCGCATTCACTCCCAGGACCTTCGCGACCTGTTGGAGAATCGGGATTCCCCGCTCCATCAGCTGATTGATGTCTTCCGCGTAAAGCGTGCCCTGGACACGCGCCTTGCCGTAAAGTTCCGCCAACTCCTCAATCGGGGCCTGCACCCCCGCCGCAACATCGCCGATGCGACGCAGCGTGGTCGGCACCGTCTGCGCCGATTCCTCGAAGGCGATCAGCTTTCGTGTCGAATTCGCCAGCTCTGGAAATTGAAACGGCGTTGACGCGGCGAGCCTGCGGACCTTTTGCAGCGTCGCATCCGCGAGCTCAACATCTCCCACCAAAGTCCGCAGGGCGATCTGCGTGGATTCCAAATCAGCCGCCGCCGTGAATGCTTTGAAGGCAAGCGTCGCCCCGGCAATCGGGGCCGCGATGGCACCGAAGCCAATCGCCAATTTCCCCAACTTCGCCCCGGTTGAAACCACCGTCGATCCGAAGCCCGTCAACAACCCACGCGACGCCGAAAGCGGGCGGTCGAAACCGCCCGTCTTTAGACTCATCGCATAGCTGAGAAGACTCATGGTCAGGAGCGTTTAGCCAGTCGGCTCAGGATAGCCGCCATGGATGTTCCCCAGGCTGGATGTCAAAGTGGGCTCGCAGGAAGTCCCCGCACCGGTTTCGGGCCGCGATGGCTGCGGTCTGGGTGTAGCTGGGGCCGGTCTCCCCTCCGTGCCGTTCGTTTCGGGCGGGCAAGAGGGCGTGGGCCGCGACGAGGGGAAACTCCCAGATTGCGGCGTCGAGTCCGAGTCCGTATTCGGACATGAGCCAGTCGATGATTGCGAGGGTGCCCCCGGCTGCCGAGTCAGCTTCCCGCTCGATTGATTGGGGGCTGATTGCTTTCCCGGCTTTGGTGTCGTTTGGTCATCCTTTTGAGCGACCAACCCCACCGCCGCCATCTCGGCTTCCAGCTGGGCTTGAATCTTATTCCGTTCGAGCAGCGGATAGTCGAACGTCAGCGCCTGCGCCTCGTCGAGAATTTCATCGGGCAAGCCATTTTGAGTCGCAACGTAAATCCGGCGAGGGTCGGAGAAGATGAGAATCATCAGCGCCAGTTCCAGTTCGTCGAGTTCGCTCGGCTCTTCCGGATTTGTCGAGGGTTTCAAACGCCACTGCTCGGCATGTTTAAGCAACAAAGGCGCGATTCTCTGAATCGCCATCATGGTGCCACGGGTGGCCGGTTTGATGACATAGTTTCCGATGCGCGCGCGCTCGATCGTAGCATCGACCACGGCCCCGACGATCTCCGGATCTTCGCCCCGTTGGCGGGCTTCTTCCGCAGCTCGGTGCCCGGCTTGAACCTCGTGCCAGCTGGCTTCCTTCTGAGCCATGACCGGCTTGGCCGGCTCTTGGTTTACGTCGTTCATTCTTCCAGGGTTTTGAGATTAAGCGATGCTCACGAAATCGACGCCGGGGTTGTAGTAAACAGCATAGCCGCTGCCGCTCACACTGAGATGATCCCAGCTCGTCGCGGTAATGTTCAGCATGCGCTGGCCCGCTTTCTCCCAGTCCACCGACCAATCCAGAATGCGACCCTTGATCCCTCCGATCGGGAAATCAATCGTGCCGCCGAGAACGGGCTCGGTGGCCCCGGTCGTGAAGAGAGTTTTCAGAGTCATCTCGAAACGTGGGTTGCTCAGGATGGCCGCAAACAATTTGTTGCCGCATCCTTTCAACTCTTCGAGGTCGGATGCTCGCTTGATGCTGGCGCTTTCGACCGAGCCGAAAGTTTCGCCGAGCATGCAGGTGCCGAAGACGATGTTTTCGGGACTGTCGGCAATGACAATGTGGTCGGGAAATGTAGTGGTTAAGGACATGGTTTATTCAGGGGCTGGGATGATAATGGTTTCGGAAAATGAAGGGAGAGCGGTTTGAATGGTGAAGGTCATGGCATGCGCTCGGGTGTTGCCGGGAGTCTCGGCGGCCCACTGGGAGTCCGTGAGAACGAAGCCGTCGCAGTCCATCCCGCGACCAGGGAAACGCAGAGCGCGGAACCAGGCCGAGACTTGTTCCAGGCGCGCCAGGAAACTCAGCTCGCCGACTTCGTGGGCCTGCGTGTGGAGACTCGTTGCCGGATCTTTCGCAAGGCCGGGATTGTGATGGAGAATGACCAGGAAATTGCTGTTCGCCATTCCGTTCCGAGAGGTCGGGTGGTCGGAGTACCCTTCCCAGGTCATAATCACTCGAAAGGTCTTCGGCGAGGTCGCGAGGATTTTCATCGCGTGATCGAGATCGACCGCGACATCGAGGCTGCCGGACTGCGCTTCCACCAGAGGCTTCAGGGCGGCTTCGGTCAGCCTGAGAATTTCCCCGCTTTGACTCATGCTTGATCTTTCGCCTGGGCTTTATCGAGCGCGGTCAGGAATTTTTCGACCGCTTTCAGATCGATCCCTTGGAGATCGGACTCGGCCTTCGCCAGCTTGTCCGCCTTGATCGCGGCGACGGCCTCCTTGGCCGCGCCGAGTTTCGCGTCCAGAGCATCGCGCATCGCAGAGAGCGACGGGGCCAGGGTGTTGACCAGGGCGCGGGCTTCGACCAGTTCAGGACTCGGCCCATCGTAGGCCGGATCGTGAGGGCGGACCGGAGCGGCAGACCGCGCCTTCGCGGCGGCATCGCGGGCCACGTATCCTTCCGGATAGGGCTCGGGCACGCTGACCGGCACGAAGGAAGTCGGGTTGGTCGGAGGTCCGCCGAGAGCGCCGGCCAGGCGGTCTTGAAATTCAGGAGAAGACTCGATGGGCGGGATGGTGTCCGGAGCGGTTTCGGCTGCCGGTTCGGCGGTAGTGGATTTGGTGTCGTCGGCCATGATTTAAGCGGGAGTTGAGAGGTGGGAGGGGGAGGAGATCGCCTTGCGAGGCGGCAGCTTGAGAGCAGCGCGGGACTGGTCGGATAGCCAGCTCCCTTCCCAGTGATGGATCGCGAGCGAATCCGCAGGCGGCACGCCGGGACGTTCCCAGGGAGCGAAGGGGCAAGTGATCTGGTAAGGGAGCAAATCGACGCCGCCGGAGTCTTTCGCGACCGATTCCAGCCACGGGCCGGAGAAGGTCAGAGCGAGAAGTTGCCCAAAGGAGGATCGCTCGATGCGGTCGATGACTGCCGCCATTTGGCTTGATCCTTCCTCGGCATAGATCCAGCCGTTTTGAGAGGTCAGCCCCCAGGGATGGCCCGGGGTGTGCCAGTGGGCTCCGGACGCCCCGAGGGCGAATTCCTTACCGGCGAGAACTTTTGAAAAGTTACCCAGGCATTCCATGTCCATGTCGGCATACATGCCGCCGAATTCAGCGAGCACGACCAGGCGCAGGAGATCGGCGCGGGTCGCATTGCCCAGGCAAAGAGGAGCGAGCTTGCGGTAAAGCGGGAATTGTTCGGCGTTCTGGTCGGTCCAGATTTTATATTCCCAGTCGCCATGGTGGAAGCGCCAGCCTTTCGACCACTTGACGAATTCCGGCGGCTTCGGATTGTCGCCGAGCCAGATTTGATGAATGATTTTCGTTACGTTGTTCATGATGAGAGATAGTTGCTTCCGGAAGTCGTCCGGGCCGCTTCTGTGATGGTGACCACCGAGTTCGACTTCTGCGACTTCCCGGCGACCAGGGGCCGGTCGCCATTCCCAATTTCGGCGAGCATCTTGCAGAATTTTTCCTCTTCTTCTTCGAAGGGATTGTCATCGCCTTTGAAGCCGCGACGGCGATAGAGCATATCTCCGGTGAAGACTCGCGCGGCCTGTTTGACCAGGGGCGGAATATCGACGACGAAGGGAGTCTCGAAGCGCTGGGAGAGGTACCCGTGGATCTTGTCGGCGACCGCCTCCTGGACGGTTTCGAATAGATCGGTGATGTCTCCATCTCCCGCATCATCCAGCGACTGCACGATGAAATCCTCAGGGATTTCCGCCGTCATTTCGGCAAGTGTCAGATAGCTCATGATGATAAGGGAGATGGAAAGGCAGCTTGAAGCCAACAACGCGAAACGCTTCAAGCTGCCAGGGGTCCTGCTTTGGAAGTTGTTTAGGCGTCGCCGGTCGATCCCACGATCAGCTGAGGCAGCCCGTAACCGACGTTCTTACGATCATAGGCTTGATAGATGAACTCGTGATTCAGAATGGTTCCGCGATCATCGAGACGGTCAGCTGCGTTGAAGACGGTATCGACTTCATACTGCACGATGAACGGCTTGACCTCGCGGCTGTCATCCATCAGGAACCAGGCGGTGTCAGAGGTAAGTTGGTTGATAACGAGGACGTCGAACGTCCCTTTCAGGATATTCGTGGTTCCGTCGATTTCCGCAGCGTCGCGGAGTTCGAGGGCGGTGTGTTCCAGGGCAGGCGGAACGATCAGCAAAACCTTGTCGCCGAGGCCGAGGTTTTGACCTTTGGCATCGGTGCGCTCGCGAAGCATGGCGCGAGCTTCTTGGAAGCGGGCGGCGTTGAGGCTCCAAGCAATTTTGTTCGTGAAGGTCGCAACTCCCTTTCCGCTGTCTGACGGGTTGATCTTTTTGTTGAGCGCGAAAAACGCCTTGCCGGTGTAATCGAGGTCGGCGAATCCGTTATTGAGGAGGTCGGCGACCATGGCATCGGGATGATGCGCAGCCGAACGGCCCATCTCCGCGAACTTCGGACCGTAAAGGCCCATGTTGTCGCGTTCGAGGTCGGCCTGCTTCACGCCGACGGTCGCTTCGAATTCCTTGTTCAGGATGGTGAAGGTCGCCTGGCTGAAATTCTGCACGGCAGCCTCGCCGATGAGTTCCCGCATTGACGGGATGGAGGTCGCGAAATCATAGACCTCGCTGGCCCCGGTGGAGGTGGTCTTCATGGCGATGCGGGACCATTTCGGATCGCCGCCGCCGTAGGTTTTCAGGAAGAGCGCCCGGAACCCCTGGCTTGCTCTGTCAACGATGGTTTGTGTCAAATTCATAGTAAATTATCGGTCTGGTTTGAGGGTTAAACAGCAGTCGCCAGGGTGACGTCCACGAGGGCCTTGCCGTCCGGATCGAGACCGAGGAAGACCCCGGCTGGGATGGAGGCATCGACGACGGCGGTGTCGCCAACAGTTTCGTTGTCGGTCGCGTAAACTTTCGCCCCAGGCACCAGGGTGTCGCCGTCCTCAATATGGAGCGGATACGTTCCCCGGCGGCAAATGACGGTCTCGCCGATAGCAGCATCGTTTTGAGCAACGCCGAGGATGACCGCGTCTTCAGTCGCGGCGATGACAGTTTCCGGAGCGGCCACGATGGAAGTGGCCACAGCGACCAACGACCCGGCTTCAATCGCGCCGGTGGCGGTGAGTTCGCCGGTAAATTCTCCCGGCTTCAATTCAGTATCATACATGATTCTTCTTGGTGAGTGGTTGAGTTAGGCTTGAGCCTGGCGAAATTCGTCTTCGGTCAGCCCGAGCTGGGCCATGATCTTCCTGTCATCAGCAGAGAGCGCGGCGGACTTGTCGCCCGGCTTCTCCTGAGGGGACTGGCGAGAGGTCGGAACCTCCCCGGCGGGAAGCTTGTCAACGATGGCGCGCAGAGTGCCGATGTCAGTGACATCGATCTGTTCGGCGGACAGCGGAATCACCTTTCCCTGAAGCACGGCCCCTTGGACGATGTTCGAGCGCTCCATCGCATCGAGGCGGGCGGACATGGCGGCGACCTCGCCCTCGGGCGCGTCCTTCTTTGGAGAGGGCTTCTCCATGTGTTTGGCAGCCGCTGCCGCGATTGCCTCGTCGCTCACCTTATCTTCGCCGTCCTCGGCCTTGAGACCGAGGATTGAAATGAGAAGGTCGCGGAATTTATCAGTGTCTTTATCCATGGTTTGAGGGGAGTCTGGTTTGTCTTGAGTTTGGATTTGAGAGGGAGTTTGCGCGGAGAGCGCGGCGACAGCCTCTTCGAAGGTTAGCCCGGCGACATCGCCAGTCTGAGTCAATGCGACAGAGTCGATGAGGAGAAGGTTGCCGTCTGAGTCGAAACGAGCGACCGGCGAAACGTCGGAATAGGAGAGCGCATGCTCGCGCCCGTTCGGCGTATAGGCTAGCGAGGTCATGAAGACGCCTTCGCCTTCGACGATTTCAATCTGACCGTGCGCGGCGTTATGACGCGGATCCTCTTTATAACGAGGGTGACCAGGGACGCTTTGATGTTCGTAGTCCAGGACGACGGTATCGCGGGCGAATCTCTTTTGATTCGCAGAGAGACATTTCAGTGACTTCTCGCCAACGACGATTTTCGCGCCCGTGGTTCGTCCGAGATTTTCACCCCAATCGAGGATTTTGATCCGCTTGGGAAGCTCCCCTTCGACAGCCTCGCCAGCCCGGAAGGCGTGCGCCGCGCCAAGCACGGCGTGGCCGGGGAGAGCTGAAGGAGTTTTGACGTTTTCGTCGGACATCGGGCATACCTTGCCCGGAATCCCGACTTACCACAAAACGCCGTGGGAGCGATGGAGGGGCGCGGATGATTACAATCCGTGAACCCGCAGGCTGGCCGAAAGTGCCCGGTTGACGGCGAGGCTGCCTCGCGGAGTCAGCTTGCGGCGCAGAAAGGGCAGATAGGGCCGCGCAGGGATTTTCGAGGCCTTATTCCGCCCGGCTTTGCCGCCAAGCTGATGGATGGCAGCATACTCGCGATCGCTACCGACCGTCACCACTGAATTCGTGGTGCGGGTGATTCGAATCGACTTCCGCAGCATCGTCGATTTCTGAAGGAGATTGTGAGGAAGGTCATCCTTGCGGGGGGCCCAGGCGCGAGCACGCAGCGAGGGGTCGGTGAAGGCGCGTTTTCCCAGGGAAACCACGGCCCGGCCCATCGCGTTCAAATGCGGCTTACGATCCTTCGTGGCCAGAGCCTTGCGCCGGAGATCGGGAGCGATGCCATCGCGGATTTTACGAAAGGTGGCCATTACAGAAAAGTTTCCACGATCCACTTAATCAACCAGAGCAATGGAAGAAGCACCATGCCAAGAATGAGATATTGAGGAGCGCGGAACATGGAGGCGGTTTCTAAGATTCGAAATCTGCGGCAGGCTCGTCGGCGGTTTCCGACTTGGTGATTTCATACTGGAATGATCCTTGAAATGCTCGCTTTAAAATTTCCCGAGTTGGGATGTGGTGACCAGCATGGAGATCGACCTGGCGTTGCAGAAGCTCGCCGAGGGCTCGCGGGGCGCTTCCGGTTGACTCGATCTGGTGAGATCCATCGAGCGCGAAGCTGTGATCTTCCAGGCGAAATTCGATTCGTTCGTTTCCGGGGTTCATGATTGATCTTTGATCTGAAGAGTTGAGATGACGAAGTCGAAATATTCCGGGTCTTCTTTGGCGAATGCTGCCGGGTTACGGTCGAGCCGCTCGATGCCCATGGTGAGAAGTTCGGTGGCGCGCCCACCATAGTCTTTTCCGCAATAGTGATCGCCGCCGAGGTTTTCCCAGCCGTCTTCGAAGGTGACTTCGCCGGGGCCGTATCCGAGGCCAGTCAAGTCCCGCAGGCGCTGGGGCTTCTCCCCGGCGGCCCGCTTGTCCAGAAAGGCGAGGGACTTCTTAAGCACGGAAGCGGTTTGTTGCTCGGTGCCGTGAGTGATTTCGTGAGCCATTACCGAGGCGGAGGTTTTGCTACCGACATAGATGGCCCGCTCGGAACCGAGATGGAAAGCGCGGCCTCGGTTTGCTCTCACGGTAAGCTGGGGCAGAAAGTCCGGATGCGTGTAGCGCTCGCAAATCGCGGCCCCTTCGCGAGCTTTCTTCATGATGGGAGCGCTCGTCTTTTTGGTCTTCCCCAGGCGATCCACGTAGGTTCCCTGGAGAGACATTTTACCGCGTTTGGCGGCGGGGATTTCAACCACTTTTCGAGCTTCCTCGATCTTGCGGCTCACCTCATCCATGAGGCGATGACGGTCTTCGAGTGTGAGAGCGCGCTGGCTGAGGTCAACGGCTTCGATTTGCAGCTGGATTTTAGCCAACTTGAGACGAGCGGCGGCGAGGTCCAGGGGGGGAATCGGATTAGAAGGGAGAGTTGGAAGCTTTTTGACAGTCGGCTCTCGTTCCAGGAGCCAGTCCATGATGGTACCGATTTCGCCGATTTCGGTTTCGGCGGCCCAGGCTTCGAAGGCTTCGCGGACGTCGGGAGTCCAACGCTTTTTGATGTCGTCGTAGGGCAGACTGAGGTCGCGGACATTGTTCTCGTAGTTCCCGCCTTTCTCCTTGGCGGTGCGGACATCGACGATGACGTTGGGGCCTCGGTTGAGGTTGCCGAGTTCGAGCTGTGTCAGGGCCGCGCCTTCGAGGACTCGCTTGTTCTCCGGATTACGGCGGCGGTCGCGGGCCTTCTCTTCTTCGGCGTCGATCTCGGTCAGTTCGACGACGTCGCAACGGCAATTCCATTCCCAGGGCGGAGTGTGGTTGAGCCAAAAGGGATGATCGGCGGGAAGGACAATGCCATTGAGCGCGGCATGAGTGGGCCGGACGACATGGTCGTCGGTGGAGAGGTATTGACGGAAGGGAAAGACGTCGATGAGAGCGTCTTGCGCCTGGGCCTGGGCGGAGGCATAGGCGGAGAATCCATGATGCCGCATGAGGATGGAGGCGCGGCGATTGGCAGACTCCAGGGACATGTGCGGGGAGAGGTCGGCGACGACGTCTTTCTTGACCTCATCCCAGTCGGCACCACGGGGCAACTCGGCGATGCGGTCGCGGAGGGATTGCAGGACGTCGTGCGATTCGATGCCGGGGACGACGAAGGCACGCGCCTGGATTTCCTCCGGCATGCGGTCGAAGATGTCGCGGGTAACGATGGCCTTGCCCTCGATGAGCTTGGCCGCTTCGTCGTGCGGGACGGGAGTGAGGTGGAAGTTGATCATGGTTCGTAATCGTTTAGGAAGTAGTCTTCAGGAAGCTCGACGGGTGGAAGGCCTTTCTTTTTGGCGAGCTGACAGGCTTCCCAGTGGCCCCGGCATGAGGTCTCGCCAGCGCCGTACAAATCATCGAGGTGACACGGGAACTCCTGGTTTGAGATTGAGAGGGCGTGAGAGAGTTCCTCATCGGGAAGTTTAGAGACTTTCCCCATGTAGGGGCATTCACGACACTTCCGGAAGCGACGTTTGAGAGGTTCGGTCATGACTTACAAGCGAGCTAGGAATTCGTGACGGTTGTGTCAGAAAAGAGGCGAGAGGAGAACGCGGCGACGAGAATCCAGGGGATGGCGGCGAGGAACCATGCGGGGTCGCCGTCGATTCCGCGACCGAGCATAATCCCCGCGCCGAGGGTGTAGGCAAATTGCCGGATTTTGATTTCACCAGACATAGCTTTCCCTCCAGGCGTCGAGTTTTTCGGAAGTCCAGAATCCCCCCTCTTCGTCGCGGCTGTTTTTAGTAGCGTCGATGTGCATCATGAGGGAGTCGATGGAGACCAGCATGGTGTGGGGGGCGATCTGGATGTAGTCGACAAATCCGGCGTAGCAGAGACGCCGCATGGTGGTGTACGATAAACCCTCGATTTTGAGAGCTTTGGCGATGGTCATGGTCTCGGTGAGCCGGACGTAGCCGAGTTGATCGCCTGCGGGTTCGAGGGCGAATTCGCCGTCTTGGCCGGTGACAACTTTGGCGATGGTGTAAACGGGGAGGTCGGTTTCCTCGCCTACGACAAATTGACCAGGGGCGACTTCGGCCCAGTCGGATTCTCCGGAGGGTGGAGGGGCGGTGTAGGTGGCCTCCATGCCGGGTAATTCGGCGAAATCCAAATTTGCGCTCATTTGCGATCTGAGGGGGGGTTGGGTTTCTGGACCTCATGCCACGTTCTTTCCGCGATAGGCTCTCTTACCCTGCGGCGAAGTGCGGCGGCGGGCATATTTGAGAGCCGCCGTTGATACGCTTGGTCGATGACCTGCCATTGCTGGCCTTCGATGGTGTTTTCGCGAATCGCGGCCTGGATGCGGCGGACCCAGTGGATGACGGTACCGTGGTGGAGATAGAAGACGCGACCAATTTCGGTGAGGGTGCGCTCGGTGTGCCTCCGCATGAGCCAGAGGGCGGTGCCACGGGCCTTGGCGAGGTGGGCTTCGCGGGTGCCGCTGCGGAGGGCACTCTCGGTGACACTGAAGGAGGCGCAGACTTGCTCGACGGCGGGCCGAAACCATTCGATGGGATGGCCGCGCCGGATGGCGTGCAGGCGGGCTTCGATCTCGGTGGAGAGTTCGCTGAGGGTGAAGTTTTCAAGGGCGGGGTTCATTGGTCGCCTTTCTGCTTGCGGTTGCGGTTGCGGGTTTTGCCTCTCCCCTCCTTCGCGGCGATGCGGTTCTTGATGGTATGGCAGAGCTGTTCCAGGGCGAGGGCCGGGAGGGTGATGAGGCTCTCGAAGTCGCTGAGGGTGTTTTTGGGATTCTTACGCTTGGCGACAGTCATGACGTAGGCCGCGCCGATGGTCCCGGCGTTCTCGTGGCCGCTCTCCTGGTGGTCTTTGAGGAGTCTGACCAGGCGGTCGATGAGTTGCTCGCGGTTCTCGATGGTGTCCTTGGGAGCGCGGGATTGCTTGCCGGTGACGAGGCTTGTGGGTTCATCGAAGGGCTTGCCGGCGAGGGCGAGGAATTCGGCGCGGAGGGGGCGGAAGTCATCGTTTCGCAGTTCCTGGAAGGAGCGCTTGCCGGTGATGCGGTGGCAGACGTTGGCGCGGAAGTTGGTGAAACGTTCGGTCTTGGTCTTGCCGGTCTCTTCGACGAGGTCGTAGGCTTCGAGGTGGTCGAATGCTTGGCGGGCGGTGATGGCCATGGCCTGAATCTGCTTCCTGGAAAGCGGCGGATTACTGGTGGTCTGCGGCTTGGCGGCGGACTTGCGGCGGGGGCGCTGTTTCCAGGACTCGCCTGCGAGGGGCTCGACAGTTGGTTCGAGCGGCTGGGCCTTGCCATCGAAGCGCCAGCCCATGGCGAGGCAGAGTTCTTTGGCGAGTTCCTCGTTGGTGGCGTCGAACTGATGGGACTTGGCACCGGCGTCTTCGGGCTGGCCGTCCTTTGGCGGGATGGTGGCCGTGAAGGTGATCTGGGGGATGCTCATGACTTCGGGAGGGTGTTTTGAATTTCGGCCAGCTTTCGTTTCAGCTTTTTACGCTTCTTGCGCTGGCGCTTGCGTTCCTGGTTACGACCCTCCTGGTATGCGTCCTGGACATCATATGGGGTGAAGTCCTGTAAGCGATCCAGTCGTTCCTCGCGGACTTTATCGACGAGGCGCTCGATGGAGATGGCGAGGGATTCGAGGATGACTTCGTCGGCGAGGCCCTGGGAACGCTGGTCGCGCAGCCAGAGGTCGAGCTGGCTGGCGATGTTGTCAGTGGTGACGGGTTCGAAGTAGTTCATGATTAGCGGGGGCTGATTTTGACGACGGGCGGAGTGGCCCCGAATTCGATGGTTTCGGGCTGCCAGGGCTGGCCGACTGAGACCATGGAGGTGGACTGGGTGGCGCAGGCGGTCATGACGGTATTGATGCCGAGGTTGGCGACGAGGGCGCGGGCGCGGGCTTTGGCTTCCTTCGGCGAGGCGGCAGAGATTTTGACTTTGGCCTTGCGGTTGAGACATTCGGCGACGGGTACGTAGTAGATCTGCTCGCCTTTGGCGGTGTTTTTGATTTTGGGTTTTTCGCTTGTTGGGTTCATGGTTTTTGATTGGTTGAGGGTTGGTTTAACGTTGGCGGCGCAGGATGGCGGCGAGGAAGATCAGGGTGATGACCAGGACCATGGGGACGGATTCGATGATCTTATCCATTGGCGGCCTCCTTATCTGCGACGACGGGAGCGCCGGTTTTGCCGCTGGCGGAGGGGGCGAACTTGAAGGCTTCGTCTTTGATGACCTCGATACCGAGGGAGCGGAGGAAGGATTGTTCTTCCGGGCCTTGTTCCCAATGCTCGATGATGGCATCCTTGGCGAGACCGGCTTTGACGGTGGTCAGCTTTTCGGAAAGAGGCTGGTCTTCGATGACCAGGAGGCCGTCGATGACGTCTTGAATTTTGTAGCCTTTCAGGGCTGCGGTGCGGCCTGGGCTTTGACGAAAGCCGATGGTGTGACCGGCGATTTTCGCGCTTTGCTTTTCACCGAGCACCTGCTTGCGGTTGGCGACGACGTATCGCTGGATGCGGGCGACGAGTTCCTTGGCTTCTTTCGCCAGGGATTCGGCTTTGATGTCGAGTTCCTCGCGGACAGCGCGGACCTTGCGCTCGACGAGGATTTTGATTTCGTCGTGTTCGAGCAGGAGGGATTCGGCTTCGGTGACAGCTTCGGTGAGCTGGTCTTCGGATTGGATGACGGCGGACTTGGCGCGGGTTCTTGCGGTGGTGGTATTCATAATTTGTTCTTTTGGTTTTTTTTATTCAGGGGCTGGGAGTCCGAGTCGAGGGGCTGGAAGGCCCTTTCTCGCCGGAGGAGTGCGTTTCTTTTTATCGATTTTGATGTTTGTCTTGATGGTGGTTTCCACTTCGGTCTCGTCGGGATCGACGTATTCGTAAAAGTCGTATTTTTCCGCGTCGGGAAAGTCGGGATCGTCGGCCAGCCAATGGGTGGAAACTTGGACTGACTTCTGGAGGAGATTGGCCATTCGAGTGGCATCGGCGAGGGATCTGAAATAGTGCTCGCTTCCGTTGTGACTAACCTTGTGGAGAGTTACTTTCGGGGTCTGGGCTGTTTTTTTAGGCATTGTTTTTATTTGCGGAGTTTGGCCATTTTTAGGCGGCGTTCGGTTTGTTTGATGGTCTCCATTTCGAGACCATGGCGGTAGAGGTAACGGACGGTTGGCTTTGACTGGGTCTCAACGACAAGGATGCGCCCGCCCGATTTTTCGATGAACGCGCTAATCACCCACCGGAGATCTTCGTCCTGTGGAGAATCGGCGTCGAACGGGCCGGCGAGAACGCGGAACCCTTTGCCTTTTGCTTCGGTGGGAGTCATGAGATTTCGGCTTGAGCTTGGTTCGCGGCTTGTAAGAGGGTGGCATCATCGGTGTCGGGGCCGGTGATGCCGCCGTCGCGGATGAGGTCGGAGACGCGGCGAAGGAAGGCCCAGTGACCGGCGTTGGCGGCGAGTTTGACAACCTGGGCGAGGGTGCCTTTTTTCCATTCCCCGCCAGCGAGACGGCGGTTGAGGAATTTGGCAGCGCCGTCTTGACCTGGGGTGGAGAGTTCGACCTTGGCGAAGAGGCGATTGTGGAAGAGCTGCTTGCTTTCCTCGCTGGCGATGAAACGAAGCTTTCGAAGAAGGGTGTTCATTCCGGCGAGGATGATGAGCGCTTCGGACCGGTTCAGGATGGTCTTGATGCAGTTGAGAACTTGACCGGTGCAGTGTTGGGCTTCGTCGATGGCGAGCATGATGCGGCCTCGCTGGTTGATGATTTCGAGAAGCTTGCGGAGGCGACCGGCTGTTGAGACGGGGCGGTGCTTCTCCGGAACGGCGAGCGCTTCGAGGATATCACCGAGGGCAGCGCGGAGAGATTTCCAAGTTTCGTCTGCCTCGATAACGGTGAGCATGCCAGCGGCGGGGCCTGCTTTGAGGAGTTCGAGCGAGGTGGTCTTGCCGCTGCCGCTGCCGCCTTCGATGAGGACGAGGCGGTCTTTGCCATGGTGCTGCATGAGGCGGAGGGCGGTCAAACTGACGACCTGAGCGGGATCGAGATCGGAATAGAATTCCTCATCAGCACGTTCCTTGGCGTCGGTTTCAAGCGAGGCCAAGACACCTTTGTAATTGACGAGCTGGCTGGAGATGCTGAGACCACCGAAATCACGCTTGAGGATTTTGCGCCAGGTTTTGTCACTGCCAAGTCCGGGAAGGCGCTTGGTCCAGGCGCGGATACTGGGGAGCGGCTTGATGCCCTGGCGAATGGCGTCGATGCGCTCGGCGACGGTGACGAGGTCTTCGGCCATGGAATCGGATTGCTGCCGAGGAGAGGTCTCGACGGATTTAAGCATTGGCGGCCTCCTCCCCTGCGGTAGCCATGACGTGGCGGTGACAATGCGGGACGAACTGCTTGCCGGTGCCGTTGAGGTCGGCGACGACGCAGGCAAGGGATCTCTCGTACTTGCGCTCGATGCGAGCCATGGCGAGGAGTCGGGCCGGGTAGTCCGGGCCGTGACGCTTGGCGAAGAGGGCGAGGCGGAGACCGAGGGCTTGCGCGGAGGTCTTGAACCCGGCGGGGGCCATGATGGTGTGAAGTTCCAGGGCGACCTCGTCAATGGTGAGAGCTGCGGAGGAATCGAGGTCGCCAGGGAGGCCTGGCGGGCGGTGGTGTTTAATGGGTTTCATCGTTGTTTATTGTTTGGGTTTGAAAGCGGTTTAGGCTTCGGAGATTTCGGTTTCGAGGCGGGCAATCTCGGCGGCGCGGGCCTCGGGGGAGGCGAAGCGAGAGAAGCGGGATGAGGTAGCGGCCTCGGGGGCGACGGGGCGCGGAGATGGGGCCGGGGCGGGCATAGTCTCGGCGGGGGCCGGGGTTTGGGCTTGGGTTTCGTTGCGCTTGATGGTGCCTGCTTTGGCGGAGTTCCCCTGGCCATCGGCGGCGGCGACTTCGCGGGGGCCTTGACCGTTGGCGACGATGGCGCGGAATGATGTCCGCGCCCCTGCCGTGGCCTTGCGGCGGGCGATGAGATGCGGGGAGAGTGCTTCGGCGGCGCTGAATTGAGGGGCGAGACCATGGCATGGAGCGGCGGTGAAGAGGACTTCGTGCAGACCGAAATGTTCCCGGTTGCGCGGGCCGGTTTCGTTGTTGACGATGCGGGCACCGAGTTCGGGCCGGGCGGGATCGCAGGCGACGAGCACTTTGTGACCGGTTTCGAGGTGGAGGCCGTCGATGATGCCGTTGACGGTGAAGTAGAGAGGAGCCCAGCCCGCGCCGGGGTTGATGCGGACCTGACCAGAGCTGACGACTGCCGCCTTTTTGGTGGGGTAGAAATACCAGGCGGAATCTTCGGGAAGAGACTTGGTGTGCCAGCCGTGGCGGGCGACGAGGTCGTTTGGCGCAACCCGCTCGTTGAGATGCTCGCGCATGGCCTGGCGGTCGTTGATGACGCGGGCGGCGGCTTCGTGCTTGTCCGAGGATTCGTGAATGGAGAGGAAACCGAGTTCGCGGGCGTCGAGGTTGACGTTTCGGGATTGACGGAGGCGCTTGGCGGCGAGTTCGAACTGGCCACGCTTGCGACCGATGTCGATGCCGGTGTGACCGAGCCAGCGTTGCAGGAAGTTGAAGCCACCTTCGATGATGCTTTTCGACTTCGACTTGAAGACGTGCTCGACGCGCATGATGTCGCGGAGGTCTCCCCATCGGTCGCCATCGTCGAGTTTGAGGCCATGAACGCCGGATGATTCCCAGATGCCGCGTTCGAGGCGGAGGAGGCCGGGGAGTCCGTGCGAGCGGACGAGACGCTCGATGAAGCGGAGAACGTCTTCGGCGCGGTAGGCATCGCGCTCGCGGCCAATATGGTCGAATCCGAGCCAGAGGGAGGCGGCGAGGTCTTTTGCGGCGAGGACCTGGCGGTTGACGTTGACGGTCTTCGACTCGGGGCATTCGTGCCAGTAAGGTTGATTGGTCGAATAATCGTCGAGTTCCCAGACCATGCCGGGGAGGATCTCGCGTTGCGTTCCGTCTTCGAGCATCTCGAACATGCCGCGACGGGTGACCATTTCGGTTTGCTGGTGGGATTTTTTGCCCTCGAAGAGCGATCGTTCCTCGTCGGTGACGTGGAAGGCGCGGAGGACAGACCGGGGCCAGGCGATGCGCTTCCGCTCGGACATGGCCTTCTCTTCGTACCCGCGCATCATCTCGGCGATGGCGGGGCGGACGATGAGTTCGTCGGTGCCGTCGTAGGTTTTATCGCTACGGATGAAGAACCAGGCGGCGACATCGACGGACTCCTTGGTGAGTCGATACCAGCGGGCGAGATTGGTTTCAGCGGCGTTGAATTCGAGCTTTCTGGGGCGGCCCGTTTTGGACTGAGTGAGGCGCAGGGCTTCCTCGCAGTCGCCCCCAGACTCTTTAATCTTCTTGAGCCAAGTGTAAACGGTCTGGCGCGAGCAACCAACCCGGAAGGCGATCTCCTTTGGCGCGACCTTGGCGGCAGCGAGACGCTGGATCTCTTCGAGCTTGGCGAGTGTGAGGGGCTTGGACATGGCTTTTAGGCTTCGCGGTCTTCGAGGATGCCGGAAATGACGACGGCGATCTCGCTGGCGAGTTCTTCGTTTTGGGCGAAGATTTCACGGGCGCAGATTTCGATGAATTGCTCGCGGTCTTCGCCGGAGAGCTTCGCGAAATGATCGCGAGTGGGAGCGAGAGCGGAACGAAGTCGGAGGGCGGTCTTGCGCTTGACCTCTTGCCACTTTTGCTCGGGAGTGCGGGACTTTGAGGGCTTGTCTTCGCCGAGAGAGAGGGCGATGACGGCGGAAATGACGCCGCGAAGACTGCTGCGAGGGGAAAAGATGGAGTCTTCGAATTTGGCCTTGGCCCCTGGGACGAAGACGAGACGACCTTCGGCGTCGCGCTTGCCAGTTTTATGGAAGAAGTGGAAGAGCTTGACCGCATCCGACATGAGGGCCTTGGAGACACCGACTTTATCGGCGAGAGCGGAGGCGGTTAAGAGTTCACTCAGTGAACTCTTGCCGCGATTCTCTTCGGTCGCGGCCTCGGGATGGATGAGGGTGGCGAGGTAGGCGATTGCCCCTTTGCTCATGGGCTTGTTGAGCGTGGCGGATGCGATGACACTCTTGGCGTCGTCTTTCGCGAGGATCTCGACAGGAACCTTGGAGAGTTTGAGTTCCTCGGCAATCTCCAGGCGGTGACGACCATCGAGAACATGGAAGCTCTTGTCCTTGTCGCCTGCGGAGCAAACCTGAATGGGCTTGCGGATGCCGTTGGCGCGGACGTCTTCACGAAGGGCAGCGAGGTGAGTCTCGATCTCTTCTTTCTTTTCGAGATGGAGCGCCTTCTTGTCGCCGCCTTTTTTGGCCAACTCCCCTTCCCGCTTGGCGAGCCGGGAGAGCATGCCGGTTTGTTTGAGGAGTGGATGCGGCTTGAGTCGCGAGACCGCGATGGTGGTAAAATTGTTCATTAGTTAGACTGAGTTGACTTTCTTACAGGGAGATTCTCGACACGCTCGAGAAGGCTTCGGGATTGGCGTTCTCCTTTGAGAACACGATGAAGATGGCTGAAATTCACTCCCAGGCGACGAGCGCCAGTTCGTAAGCTCCAACCCTTTTCCTTGAATTTCGCGAGTTCCTTGGTCATGTGGGGTGCGTCCTTGGTCATGTTGCCAGCAACCCTAATCACGTAAACGCGACACGCAATGAAAAAATCACACAATAGCGATTTTATTTCGCGCTTACGCGATTTAATGAAGGAGCACAACCTGAGCAATGCGGCGGATCTGGCTCGGCATTGTGATGTAGGGTGGTCAACTGCTAACCAATGGTTGCAAGGCTCGATCCCTCGAAAGCATTCACTTCACAACCTGGCATCACGTTTACGAGTCACGTCTTCATGGCTTGAAACTGGCGAGGGAAAGCGGGAGCCAGTGAATAAGGACGCAGTCGAGAGCGGGAGCCTTGCCGAACACGAGGTCGAATTTAACCAAAACCACGACCACCACCGAGCGCTCGTGAAGGCGCTGGTCGAGAAGATGCGGAAGGTGGAGGTGCTTGACCTGGTGGATGAGCTTCTCCGGAAGTCAAAGACAGCGAAGGCACAAATCTTGATTGACTTATTGCGAGAAAGAGAGAGGAGAGAGGAATGAAAAACCCAAGCGCAAAAGACCTCCCGATAATGTGGCAAGTGTTCGTCTTGGTGGCGATGGTGGTGGCGTTTTTCGTTTTCGCTTATGGGGCGAGACCGATTTTGGCGGCTGGCATTTTCTTGGGCGCGATTGTTGCGTCGTGGATCAAGGGGCTGACGATGCGGTCGGCTGGGGATTGACCTCCATCGCTCCCACCGCGTTTTGAGGCGGATTGAAATAGCGTTCATGCTCTCTCTTGCATGGACGCTCTTTTTTTACCTTTGGCAGCTGGCTCGACCGGATCGAATTCGGGTTGGGCTTGGGCGGCGGGCTTGATTGTGGCGCTTTGCCTGGTTGATCGAGCGATGGCAGCTTGGCGGGGGGCGAAAGTGGAGGATATGGCGCGAGATTTGAAGCGGGACGGGATTGTGACGCGGTCGGAATTTACCCAGGAGACGGCGCGGATTTTAGAAACGCACAAGGAAACGGAGGCTCGCCTGGAGAGTCTGGAGCGGTCGTTTGAGCAGGAACTGAGGAGCATTCACCGGACGCTGGGCCGGATCGAGGGGGCTTTGCAAAAGTAGGACGCTATGGACTTGGATTTACTGACGAGCATTCCATCGGAGATTTTCGCCGGGGCGATTGCATGGTTTCTGATTCGCTGGCTGACGGGGCAGATCGCGGGTCAGCTGCGGGAGATCAAGGCGGCGACGACGGCGCAGACGCTGACGAACATCGAGCATTATAAATTCGCGCTGATCCACGATGCGCAGAGTCGCGGGGTGCATGAGCCAGGAGAAGAGGATGTCTCGGCGGTGCATCGCCTGGCGTTCGAGGAATACCAGAAGATCAATGATTCTCTCTCCAACCTGAAAGACCAGATTTCGAAATTATGAATAACGATCAAGAAGCGCGTGAGGAATGCCGTCGGGAGGTGTTGAACTATTTGGCCAACCGGCCTGCGGTCGCGTTGAGTCGCGATACGATCCGGCGAGGTCTGGCGAGGGAGTTCGACTTTGAGGACGCGGAGATCCTGCATGCCTGCGCGTTTTTGGTGAGCCGGGGTTTCGCGAGCGAGAAGCACGCGGACCTGGGGGCAACCCGATACTATCAAATTTCTGCCGATGGCACGCTGGCGCACGAACGCGCTTAATCCCGAACCTGAACCTGATATTTTCTCATGAACGAAACTTACGCTCCCCTCACCTACGTCCCCAACTTCGAGCGGGGGCCTGCGAATTTGGCGATCCCTGCGCCGCCTAGCTATTACCGGCCCGCGAGCCAGCGACAGAAGCGCAAGACGGCTCGGCGGGCGAACAATCGTAAACGATAACTTCCACCCTTATGAACGAAATTCCGAAACCTCTCCCGGTCTCGCGGTCGGGAATCCGAACGACCGAGTTCTGGCTGGTGCTGCTGGCCAACCTGCTGATCGCGGCGATGACCTACTTTGACCAGGTGCCCGGCGTGGCCGGAGCGGTCGCGATGGGGTTGTTGACGCTGGTCTATAACTCTCTTCGTACTTCCATCAAAACCAAACTGCTCGAATCCAATGAAACCGATTAAACCAACCCTCTTGTCTCTGGCCTGCCTTGCCCTGGCATCGTGCGCGATTCCCGATGCGCTGAAATCGGGAGTGAGCGGCGGGGTCTATTTGACGAGCGAAGAATACGGAGCGAAGGCGGGGCTTGAATATGAGGACGGCGAGGGCCGGGCCTTTGCGCGAAAAGATTTCCGCGATCCGGTGACGGGCGAGTTGCTCGCGCGGACGGAGATTGAGAAGCGATTCGGCACGGAGCCGGAAATCCTCGGCGATAAATAATTTCTCACTGCATGAGAACCCGAGCCGGGAGGGTTTTGGCTGTTTTTTCCCTCCCGGCTCACTCCCCCTCTTTAATACTATGTCTGAACAAACCACGTTAACGTCGGCCCGCTGGGAGCTGCTCAATGGCGATCATGATCTCTCTCCGGAGACGGCAGAGATTGCGCTGAATTTGCTGAATGAGCGCATTGGATACCCGCCGCCGAGACTCGGGCTGACGGAGAGCGATCACGGCGAGGCTTATGATTTAACCGGGACGATCGCGCTGGTCGTGGGCCATGGGCGACCGGTTGACCAGGGCACGACGGCGCATGACGGGACGGTGGAGGAGGTTTGGAATCGGGCGTTGGTCCAGGCGGTCGCGAAGCGAATCCGGGCGCTGGCCCCGGGACTGAATGTGGTGAGGCTTCTGGATTACGAGGGATCGAGCTATGGTCGAGCGATGAGCTGGGTCGCTGGAAAGCTAGATGCGATTCCGGGGCTTTTGTTCGGGGTTGAGTTTCATTTCAACGCTTACAATGGGAGCGCGGAGGGGTTCGAGTATCTCTACTGGCATAAGAGCTTTAAGGGAAAGCGGCTGGCGTCGATTTTCCAGGACCGGCATGCGAAGAAGTTTCCTCGCCAGGAAAACCGAGGGGTTGAGCCTCTGGGCGACCAGGCGCATGAACGGGGTTTGCTTTTTTGCAAACTGCCGAAAGCGCCGACGATCATTGCCGAGCCGGGCTTTGGCGATAACCCGGAGGATGCCGAGCACTTCCTGCACGGCGCAGGGCGCGAGCGGCTGATCGAACACTATGCGCAGTCGTGCATTGCCGCCGCCGCTGAATTTGACACCGCAATTTAGACTATGACATTCGAAACGACAGACCCGCAGGAGTTCACGATCCGGAACTACCAACGACATTACATCTCGGCTGACGGCGGAGACCTGACCGTGAAGCGCAAGCTTGAGGATGGGACTTGGTCGGAGGTTGAGGGCTCGCCGGTCTCGGACGGCGAAGAACGGATTTTGCTGACTTCAACAAGCGGCGGAAAGATCCAAGTGACGCCGTCGGCTATCGATACTCAAATGAGCCTGGGAGCTATCTTGGAATGATCTATCGCGATCCAAATTTGACGGCGGGGATTCTGCCAGGCGGCGGGATTATCGGCGGGGCTGGGATTCATACGCTGTCCGGGGAGTCGCCAGCGCTAGAGCCTGCGAACTTACTCAGCGAAGGGGGCACCGATAGACTAATCCGACCTGTCGGAGACACCACGACTGAACACCTGGTAGCACCCGGCGGGCAGCGATACGACATTCAACCAATATAAATTATGGCAGACGTAAATTTAACGACCGCGACATTCAGATTCTTGACAGACCAAAGCCTGTCGGGCGCTCAAAAAACAGCGCTGCTAACAGCGCTGGGAGCAGCGAGTCAAGACATCGTCGATAACTACCTCACCCCTCTTACTCCTACGGCGGGGGCGGCGATTTCAATCGACTTTAACGGCAAGAGTCAGGCACACATTGACGGGGCACTCTCGACGAATGCGACGATCACAATTGCGAATGTAAACGACGGTCAGACATTCGCCATCGCCGGACAACAGGACGGAACCGGCGGGCGGTCAGTGACTATTTCAAGCACTGGTTGGAGCGACGTGATCGGGGACACGTCCAGCATTGCGGAGGCTGGAGCCAATGCTCACTTCATCGTCACGGGGCGACGGACGGGAGCTAGTCTATTCGTGACCACAACTGTATTCGAGTAATGGATGGGATTGCGGGTCAGATGCTGCCGATTGCCTCGGGGCTCGGTAGAGTCACCAAGTCTGCTTTTGTGCGGGGAGGGGCATATTCGGCCACCCCTCAAGACTCCTCAACGGAGCTACTTATGAAACACGCGGCCAGCGATACCTACGTGCGGCGGATCTATGTCAGAATCGAGGGTCACGATGGGGCTGATGCCACGTTGACGCTGTTTGACAATGGAGCTGATGCGCGGGATTTTTCGCTGGCGTTCGACGTTATGATTATCACCGGAGATTTTGTTTCCGGCACGGTCACATGGGACAATGCCCCAACTGGCTCTCTCTTAACAACGGGTAATCACGATCATCCCGGCAACCTTGTCCTGCCGTTAACGGGTTTGCCAGTCGGAGATTTCACAATCGGTCTGTTCCCGACATCTCAAGGCGCTGATGATCCTCAGGGCCGGTTTGCCTCTCACGGGGGCAGTTCTCCCCCAACTCTTTCTTAAATATGAACCCCTATAAACTCTACGACACACAGACCTCCGAGTTCGCGACCCGGCCCGTTGGCGGCCACCCCGTTATCCGGCGCGTTGGAGACCCTCAAACATTCAATTTCGGCCTGCCTGATGGGTATGAATATGTGGAAGATTTGCCTCCTATTCAAAACCCCACGCCCGCTACCCATAAGCTAGCGCGGATCAAGCCTACAGATGGGGTGTATGGCTGGCAGCTGGTGGAACTTTCGCCAGAAGAAATCGCTTCGCGAAGACTGCAACCTATTACCAAGCTGACGCTCATGCGGAGGTTGCAAAACGTCGGCAAGTGGGATTTGTTTAAGGCTGTTTTGATGAACCTCGATGAGGAGCTGCAAGATGCCTGGGCGCTCGCCCAAGACATTCGGGGAGACGACCCTCTGTTTACGGAAAACGCGGCTGCGCTGCGTGAGTTGCTTAATCTGACCGAGGCGGAAATGAACGATTTGTTGACTCCGTGATTTTTCAAAGCGATGAAATATTTTTTGATTTTTACTCTGCTTTTGACGAGCTGCACGACGCGGCATGGGGTTGGCCTGGGCGCTTTGGTTTTGGCCGGGGGGGCGGCGATTGCGATTGCGCAGCAAAAAGACTCCGATGAGGAGGATCGCGCGGCGCGACGGGAGGAACTGGAGGTGATCGAGGTGGATCAATCCGGGACGGTTTCTCAGCTGGGCGGGGCGATTATTTCGGCGACCGAGATCGCGCATGTGACGCATTGGCCGGTGACGCCTGGGCAGACGATTACGATTGCGACGAACGATGGCGGGAGGGTTTCGCGGAAGGTGGTTTTGAAGACAGAATTGCTGGCGGATTTGTCGATTTTGCATTTGGACAGGCCGCTGGATTTATCCCGGCACACTCTGCTGGGCATCGCGCCGGCGCAGGTCGGGGAGGCGGTGACGATTGAGCGGCTGAACCGGCAACCGATTGCGACCTGGATCACGAATGCGACAGAGGCGCAGGTGTTCGCCGATACGGATGAGAGGACGATTCAAAGCGGGGATTCGGGCAAGCGCCGGATTCAAATGATCGAGGGCAAGCCGCATGTGGTTTCGCTGAATTCGACGATGAAAGGGCAAGGACCGAACTTGCACAAACTTCTCCAAGATTACTCCCAGACTGGACAGAAATAATGGCTCGCCAAGGTAAAATCGCACGTCTGCCGCATGCTCTGCGGGACCGGGTAAATCGGGCTCTCCTGAATGGGGAGACGGCTCGGGAATTGTTGGGCTGGTTGAACCAGGAGGCGGAGGCGATTGAGACTTGGGAACAGCACTTCGAAGGAGCGGAGGCGAATCCGCAGAACCTGAGCGAGTGGCGGCTTGGAGGATACAAGGACTGGATCCGGAAACGGGAGAAGGTTGAGAATCTGAAGACGCTGTCTTCGTTCTGCCTGGACGCGGCGAAGGCGGGGCAGAATATCAGCGATGGCGCGGCGGCTATCGCGGCGGGCGAGCTGCTCCAAGCGCTGGAGGAAGCGGCTCACGATGAGGACGCTGACCTGGGGAAATTGACCTCGGCGATCTCGGGGATCCGGGCGGGAAACATCGCGCAGGCGCGGCTGGATCTGGACCGCGCGAAGCACGAGACGAAGCGCGAGGAAGTGGCGCTGAGTCGCGATAAGTTCGAGCGGCAGACGGTGGAGCAGTTTTTGAAATTCGCGAAGACGAAGGAGGCACAGGCGATCCTGGACAGCGGGAAGTCTAAGTCGGTGCAGATGTCGGAGATGCGCAAGCTGATGTTTGGGGAGCGACCAGGGAGGAAGAAGAAATGAGTGAGGCGATTATTCAACTGCGGCCTTATCAGGACGTGGCTTTCGACCGGATGGAAGGCATGATGGCTTACGTTTGGAGACGGCAGAGCGGAAAGTCATTCACGCTGGGCTGTGTGGCGCTGGACTGGATGATGGAGGCGGTTTGCGATGTGATTTTTGCGAGCGCGGCGATTCGCCTGGGAACAGAGAATATCCGGAAGGAGGCGGAGGTTTGGCGCATTATGACGGAGACCTTGAGGGGGCAGATTAAAGCGGGCGGCGGCTACGATTTAACGACGAACGCGGATAACGATAAGGGCGAGTTGCTCGACGTTGACGCGATCGCGGACCTCTTCGAACATCAGAAGCTGGAGACGCGGCTTTGGCATAACCGGAGCCAGTGCAGCCGGTCGTTGGTGGTGGCGCCGAACCCGGACACGGCGGTCGGTTGGACCGGTCATGTCATCATGGATGAGGTGGGGAGGATTCCGGATTTTCGGGACGTTTATGAGGCGATGGAGCCGATTGTTTCGGCGAATCAGAATTTCAGGATTCGGCTGGCGACGACGCCGCCGCCGGATGATAGCCACTATTCCTATGAGCTGCTCGCGCCACCGGCAGGAAGCGAATTCAAGCCGAACGAAGCGGGGGATTTTTACGAAAGCGAGGCAGGGCTTTTGGTGCATCGCGTGGATGCCTGGGACGGCTACGAGGCGGGGGTGCCGCTCTACAATCTGAAGAGCCGAGAGCCGCAGACGCCGGAGGAACATCGGGCGCTGGCGGTGGACCGCACGGCGTGGGATCGGAACTATGGCTTGAAGTTTATTTCCGGGGGGGCGGCGGCGATTTCTCGGCTCGCTTTGATGCGGGCGCAAGAGGCCGGTGCCGATGAGGGTTTCGGACGAAACATCACTGACCAACTGACTGCGACATGATCAATCCACGAGAAGCAATTCCCCGGTCCTGGCTCGATTACCTCGGCGGCGGAAGCCTGGGCGTGGGGATGGATTTGGGGACGACTGACAAAGGGACGTCGAACCCGAGCGCGATCACGGTAGCGGAGAGAGATGGGCGCGGATTTAAGGGGCGACTGGTGGTGGCGTGGAAGACGGCGAACCCGGATATTTCGGAAGGGATTCTGCGGATGATTTTGGCGGACCTGGAGGATGCCGGGAAGCCTGCGCGGCGGGTTTGTCTGGACGCGTCGAACGAAACGTTTTTTTGCAAACACCTGAAGAAGTCGTTGTCGAGATATGCGCCGTTCTCGCTGATCAAAGGGGGGGAGAATTTGACTTTCGAGGGCGAGGAACACCAGGCAAAGACGTTGCTTGGAAATCTCTATGTGAACGCGCTGGAAGATGGGTTGTGGACGCTGCCATCGGGCGAGTTTATCCGAGACGATCAACGGCTGGTAGCAAAACAAAAAGGGTCGTTCATTTCGGCGACGAGCAACAGCGGACAGCACGGCGATACTTTCGACTCCTGCAAGCTCGCGCAGTGGGCGCTGATCAAAGGCGGCGGACGGGTGCAGGCGGAGGCGGTGGCCGTGGGAGGATCTCAAAACAAACCGTTGCGGCCCGGACTCATCGGGCCGATTGGAAGGATCATTAAAAGCGTTCTGAATTCATGAATATTATCCAAAAAGCCCTGGCGAAATTTTTGCCAACTACGACGCGCATTTTTGCAAACCGCCACCAGGAGCCGCGACCGGAATCGCGGACGATGGACGTGGACGAAATGCACACGATTTTGAAGCTCGCGGAGAGCGGAGATTGCGAGCGGCTTTTCGGGCTCTACCGGGACATTGTTTCGAGCCACTCGCACACGCAGGGCGAGTTCATGAAGCGGAAGCTGGCAGTGCTCGGCGACCCGATGAATTTCATTCCGGATGATAGCGAAAACGAGGTGCAGGTGAAGTTGGCGAACGATGTGAAGTCGCACCTTGAAGCGATGCCGAATTGGCTGGAAATCATGGCGCATTTGCTGGACTCGACGCTGTATCCGGTGGCCGTAGCCGAGCGGACTTATCGGCAGTCGCAAAAGCCGGGCTGGCGGTGGGAGATTTCAGAAATTTCCCAGCTGCCACACCATCATTTGACGTGGCCCGATGGCGTTCTCGAAATCCGCGAAACGGACGCGAGCGGATACTTCTCGGGACGCACTTCAGAGCTGGACGAAACGCGCCATATCCGGCACCGGGGAAACCTGCTGACGTCCGTGCCAGACTGGTGGGGAGGGCCGATGCGCGCGGTGGTTTTTTGGTGGCTATTTTCAGTCATGGACCGGGACTGGTGGACGCGGTTTTTGGACCGATTTGGCGCGCCGTTTTTGGAGGGCACCTACGACTCCTCAGACGAGCGGGCGCGGTATGAATTGCAGAGCGCATTCAGCGCGGCGACGAAGCTGTTCGGGATCGTTGTTTCGGACGGGGCAAAGGTGAAAATGCATCAGGCGAATACAAGCTCGGCGGGAGATGCGTTTGAGAAATTTCACGCGGTCGCGAACAAGGAGATTTCCAAGATCATCGTGGGGCAGACGCTTTCAGCCGAAGGGGCGAACCTCGGCCTCGGCGGCGGCCAGGCCGGGGCGCAAGCAGAAGTGCGAGACGACATTCGGAAGTTGGATGCTCTGCTTCTCTCGACGACGATCAAGACGCGCATCCTTCAGCCTCTCTGGAGAGTCAATGGTTGGGATACGCCAGTTCCCTCTGTCACGTTTGGTGGCGAGTCAACCAAGGATCAAGCTATTACCGGCACTCTTCTAAGCTCCCTTGCAGAAGCGGGTCTTCAGCTGACCGAGGATGGCCTCAATATCCTCTCCACGAGGCTCGGGCTTCCATTGGAGCGAGTGGCTCGGAATCCTGAAGAGACGATTGCTTTATCAGCCCGGACGCATGGCGAAATCTCTCTTCTCTCTGGGCCAGCTCGCAGGAACGAAAGGCAGCGGCAGGCCCGCCGCGCCACCGACGCAGTGATCGCGGCGGCATCGCCGCGCTTGGCCAAACACCTGCACTCCCAGACCAAGGACATCGAGGCCGCGATTCTCTCCGCCGCCTCCCCCGACGAAGCCGTCGAGAAGGTCGCCGTTCTCACGGCGGGTCTCGATCAAACCGAGGCCGCAATGCTGGTCGCCGCGACGATGTCCGCCTGCTCTTGCAACGCCCTTGCCGCCCGCGACGACTGACCCGTCCAAACCTTTCGCCGCAACTGTCCAAGGTTTTTGTTCATGCTCATCCTGTCAAAGCCCTGGGAGCCTTGGTAAATCAAGCCTTCTAAGACCTTCTCGCTCTGTCTAAGGGTTTTGCTGCAACTCAAGCGGAAGCTTCCACATGTATGCCCTCACCAAT